CGCAACTTCCATTAATGGAGATTGATATGAGAAACTTTACCTTTACCACTAAAACCGTCATCATGGCTACTCGCGATTCGTCGACCCCGGAAACGGGGACCTTCGATCGAATCGTCCTGGAGCTTGATGCGTGCTTCGGTGGCTCGAACCCAAGGCAGATGGCCGCAGTGGCCATGTTGCTCCAGGGTAAGAGGAGGTCCCGTAGTGCTCAAAAGCATCGGATAGAGCTAGCTCCCAAGGATCCGGGTTTCGACCCGACCATGGTGCTGACTCCGTCTGAAGTTCAAAGCGTGCGGGAAGCTCGAATGTTCTTGTTGCGCGTTAAGCGTTACGAGGAATTCGGGCCTGCAGTATTCGTTTACACGAACTGCAACTCTGGGTTGGGTTTCTCTATCGTCAACTACCATCTAATGGATGAGGTGGTTCGGTAAGAGGACTCGACTCTAGGACCCAGGCTAATCACCTGGCCCTCCTGACGTTGTCTCTGTAGCAACAAGGTGAGGGTTTACAACCTTATCTTACGGAGGCTGGTATTGAAACCGAAACGTCAAACTCCCGAAGAGCGCAAATTGGCTCGACGGAGGCGGATAACTTTCCGCCAACCGGATCCCAACAAGGATCCGTTGTGGTTAGCCCAAGTTCTGAGGACGGTCGATTACTTGCGCAAGCAAGAACTCGAGCGTCGGACGAACGAGAGGCAGCTGTATACTTTGAAGGTTACTTCAAGGTTAAATTCGATTGGCCCACAAGGCTCGTCGAAATCTTCTTCGCCGAAAGGCGGAGGAGCAGCCAATAACCAGCCGAAAACGGCGTACCCTTGGACATCGGGTTCACCGGGAGAGAAGCGGAGTGGCGTCATGCGCAACGAAACTCTTTCTCTAAAGGCACCGCGAGTGACTGTGCAATGGGCAACCTCTGGAAGCCCACGTGTTACAGGCACAACCACTACTTCAGTTCTCGTACAATCTTTCGTGCGGGAGCTAAGTAATGTCGCGTCAGTTGATGGGGATCATAAACGTCCTAATCCTCATCGTTTCACGATCCGACGAACCAACTACGGAGATGGTTTTACCCAATCGGGCGACGCCCAAAACGGTAATATCATATCCGGACCTGGAGCTGTCGGGTTTGGACTCACGGGTGCTTTCCACGACCAATCAGTGTCGGCTTATAACCGTTCGCTGAGCAATCTGAATGAAAGCATTCGGGGTGACGTTGATCTTTCTGTCGATGCCTTCCAAGCTCGACAAACGGGAGTGATGGTCAACCAACGATTCAAGCAAGCTAGGGAGCTCTTCCTAAAGAAGGCCCCCTTCGCCCTTGTTGAGATGGTCAAAATCGCTACCCGTATGAAAAGATCGAACCCTCGTGATTGGGGTTCTTTATGGCTCGAATGGACCTACGGATGGAAACCCCTCGCGGGGTCCATCTTCGGTGCAGCTGACCAGATGGTAAAGGTCGCTACCTCTCCGGATATTCGAGCATTACCCGCTAGCGGTCAAGCCTCTGAGATTGGAGACAGTCTCAGTACGACAACGGTTGGAGCTGACAAAGTCACTCGGACAAAGTTCACCGAATCGGTGTACAAAAGCCGGCTGAAATGTTATTTCTCCATACCGAACTCGAAGCTGAACGCAGTTGCAGGCCTGTCCAGCCTGAATCCCGTGTCTATCGCATGGGAACTTGTTCCTTATTCCTTCGTGGCCGACTGGTTTGTCGACGTGGGAGGTTATTTGAGGAACATGGAGACTAGCCTACTGTACTCGACGTCCTTCACCGGCGGTTATCGCACCAAGCTGTCAAAACAGCGTGTTGTTGAGACCGCAGGTGGAGGGACGAATGGGTTCAGTTGTGGAGCAAAAGGAGACTCCGAGGTTAGGGATTTTCAGCGATTGGTCTTCGGATCAATGCCGATGCCCCGGGCGCCAACTTTTAATGCGAAGTTGTCAACGTCCCGTCTCATCTCGGCCGCAGCCCTCTTAAGCCAACAGTTGCATAGCTTTAAGAGGTAGTGGCAGTATTCGAGAGATCGTCTCGTAAAACACGTATGCGAGCTATACGCACGTCGTAACAGACGGAGATCGCTTTAGCAGCGGTTTCACTTTTCCATCGTGAGAGGACCACTTCGTGGTTATCATCACAAAGTAAAGGTATACCTAATGTCCGCAGTCGCGAATATCGTTCTGAACGACGCACAGGCAACTCCTGTGGCTCACACTTTCATCCCGTTGGGTCCGGATGCTTCCGGGACTTGGTGGTGGGAAGATCAGACTGGCACCGCATCGATCGCCTACAATCGGCTTTCGATGCAGCTGGTCCGTCCTACCCCCGCTCAAGCCGGAAGCAATTCGGATAAGCGAGTCAACCGCATCAAAGTCGGGATTCATACCCCGAAAGTTGAGGCGCTGGGTGTCGCAGATTCGGGATATACTCCGAGTCCGACGATCGCCTACACGCCGCGATGCAACATTGAGTTCATCATGAGTGAGCGTGCGCTCCTCCAGGATAGGAAAGACCTGCGCAAGTACGCAGACTTCCTCCTGGCGGAAACGCAGCTCACCAACATGGTGGAAAATCTCCAGAACGTGTTCTAACAAACCACGATCAGGAGATCCTCAATGGTCAAGCAAGCAGGGTTTCCCCTGATGCGCGAGATCTTTTTCGCGCTTTGCAAGAGAGTTGACTCCCCAGTGTCCCTCGGTGCTTGGTTGCGTTTCGAGCATGACCAGCTCGCACTCGCCAAGATGGAAATTAAACCGAAGGATTATCACGACCCCGAGGCTTTCGCAAAGGACTACCTGGTAGTCAGCTTCCTTTCTAAATGGAAGGGACTGAACACCGGGCTGGACTTGGAAGCCGAGGCACTTCAGAAGTTCAAAACTGCTGAAGACACCTGTCGAGAAACGAATCGTCGAATCCGAAAAGCTCGCTGTGAACCGATTGATTGGTTCACCGCCTCTGTCATATCGACAGCAAGGCGTAAAATTAGCAAGCTGCTTGGACCGATGAGTCTATTCAAGATAGAGCCGTGGTTTGGATGGGGACCGGGTGCGACGT